TCCTCAATCATCCTTAATTGATTATAAGGTTTGATTGACTTATATAGATAACCTATAATAATTTGTTTTTGATTGTCTACCATGCCAGAGTGAACATAAGAAATCGCATCTGGCGAAACTTGAATTTGATTTATTTGTGCGTTACCACCAGAACCTTCCGGAGAATATATAAAATATTCTTTTTTATCCACGACCAGTTCTACATTAGTAACAGGGTCTTTTTCTTTTTTTATTTCTGTTATTTTTTGTATATCTAAAGCATCAATCGATACTAATTCTTTAATACCTTCTTTTGGTTTATTTTTATCTATAATAATATGATGATAAATTTTTCCATCAATATACCATTTACGAAATAAATCAGAACCAACTCTATTAAAGTCTAATAGTCTTAACAGAGCTTTAAACTCAGTTACTATTTTTTCTCTAATTGCAGTACTTGCTTTAGTATGGTCAAGAAAAAGATTAATAGATGATCGACCATCTTCATGCACAACTGATTCGTTGACAACATCAGAAATTGCCATATCAACTTCTTGTGACATGGACATTTCACGATATTTTTTAATTAAAACATTTTCGTCTTTAGCATCGACACCAGTATCTAGGTAATGACCATAGACTCCACCACCTTCAACAACTTGTGTTGATCCATCAAGATTTTCTGGTGTTACGAAGGTTGGTTTAATTTTTTTCTTTGCTATTTCATATCCAAATAATTCAATACCTGCCATAGGTTACCTCTCCTGTTTATAATAAAAAGAAAGGGGGAGAATTAACTCCCCCTTATTCAAAACTTTAAATACTTCCAGAGATTGTTACGCCACCCAAACTAATAGAACCACTGAGTGAAATATCAACCCCACTACCACTAGCTGTACCGTCAAGACCTTGACCGTCAACCGTGTAGTTATTAACAGCAAATGTCACTGCGAATTCCTCAGGTGCACCGTCCGGATCCATTGTCAACTCAATAGCAGTCAAAGTTGTAGGATAGATATCCATTAACCGATATGTTCTCAAGATACCTCCATCACGATTCAATTGTGAAACACTTGCATTTCCATAAACATTAGTAGCAGCAACAGAACTACGATTTTGTGAATGATTTTGAATACTATTCATCCATTGTTCCATAGCTGTTCTTGCTTGCCAATCAGGGTCAGCTAAAACCGTTACAGTCCAATCTTCAAAGGATCGATCTCCTGGAACCTTTAATAAACGACCACGATAAGCAACATCAATATTACCAATTGTAGATGCAGGAATTTGTGTTGCTTTTCCTAGAAATTGCAAATCCAATTGCCCAATGATTGGTGCATTAACTACAACTTTATATAGATTGGGTCGAACCCCACCTCTAAAGTTATTTTTAAAATCTGAAATTGTAGACATTATTTTACTCCTCTAAGTTTGTATATATTTATAAGATTTATCCACCAATTTCTGAGAAAGAAACATCAGAACGGGCAGCAATAAAGTTCAACTGGATGTAGTTGATAGAACGTGAAGGTTTAACATAAATGTCACCAACAAAATTGTTCGTATCAATAATTTGACCAGTATTATTAGAACTATCACATACCACCTTAAAGTCAGTAATACCTCGTCTACCTTGAACTTCACGGAGAAAAGGTTCTACCAGATTAATAAATTGTGAACGTGTAAACTCATCATTAAACTCAAATAACATAGCTTTAGCAGCTATTGAGATTGCTTTCTCAAGAACAATAAACAATCTTCGTACATTGATTCGATCAAATGCACTTGGAACTGTCTGCATTGTTTTGTCACCCCAAAGAACTACGCCAGAACCAGTCTGTGTAATAATCGGATTAATACCAAGTTGGTATAATGAATCACGATCTGCTTTAGTAGGTTCCCAAGAAAGACGAACAATATTTTTAATCTGTCCTCTCGTCAAACCTGCAGGTGACCACCATGCATCATTCGTAAAATCAGTTCTTGCACAAAGTCCAGCAATGTCACCGTTCATCGGAACATAACGGAAAACATCATTGTATCGGTCATACTGATATTTCCAAGCACTATCCATAACTGCATAACTGGAAGAACCAAGATTAGTACTATCAGTCACTAAACTGGCCAACTGACCCGTTGTAGATACAACACTTCCTTTTGATGGAGAAACAAATGCAACACAATCTTTTCTTACTGATGCAATTGTATCAATAATATGTTTCCCTGTTCCACTATTCGTAGAGGAATCACTCGGACCCGCCATTATTAGAGAAACATCAACTACTTCAGGATTTACAAAAAGAGTATATGCTGGTTTAAGTTCAGAATCATCAAGTTGGTTAGCATCAACACCTCCTGCCAATGAACCACCAAGTATTTCTTTACCAACACCATTAAGTCTTTTAAAAGGGCCACCTGCCATAGGCTGACCAGCATCCTTCTCAGGAGCTCCACCACCGTTGTCAGTACTAGCGGCAGTGATTTCATTTTGATTACCCAACCAAACATACGCTGATTCGTTGCGTAAAACAGTTCTAATGTAATTACTTGAGCCATCAATGCGTTTTGCATCTGAGGCTTTACTTACATAGGCAAACTTTTCTAAAATATAACCAGGTGTTCCTGTCCAAGCACCATCTTCGTCTATGACAAGAACATGCATTTCATCATTACCAGTTCCTGCAGAACTAGAAGCTTCTCCATTTGCACCTTTCATAGAACTTGAAGTACTAGGAGGAGTAGCATCAAAATTGTTAAGAAACAATTGCTGATCTGCTGATGGTGTATCGTTCACATCATCCGCTCTGTCTTTAGCCTGATCCCACCCATGTTTATCTAGTGTTAAAACCTTTAGACTATTACCCAATATTCCGGGATACTTTCCAACAAATAATTGATCTGCATTATTAAAGGTGCCCGCAGCATCATCATACGTTGTAGAATTATATACATCTACTGGCGTACCTGCATTATCATCACCAACAACAGCATTTATAGCAGCCGCTTTAACATTTCTTACTACAATAAGATTATTTGAATAAGCAAGATAATTTGCTGCAGTGTGAAACCACTCTGATGTAATATCATCAGGTTTACCAAAAACTTTCACCAAATCATTTTCATTGGTAATAGATGTTCTTTCCATTACCGGTCCCCATTGGAAACCACCAGCTATCGCACCGATAGATGTGGCAACATTAGGGACTACTGTAGTGAGATCAATCTCACTTACATTAATTCCTGGACTAACTTGAAATGCCATTTGTTTTCTCCTTTACAAGTAATTACATTTTTTATATTAACAAAAATTTATTATTCATCAAACACATTATCTGTTATTTTACGTTTGTCCAAAGTGTTCCTTCAGAATCTACTTCATATTCTGAATGATGTAAACCATTATTAATAATACCAAATGGGGTAGTTAAGTCCTCAATTTCACTCAATTGATTTTTATAAAGATTATCTCTAATATTCTGATTACTTAATTCTTTGAAATACTGTTGATCTACTAACCAACCAAATAACACTAAAGTCATAGCTAAATCATCATATGCACCATCTTCTGCACTAAAAGTGTCACCTGTTGAAACAAATGTTGTCAATTCAGAAATCATATCATAGTCTGGTATAAAGAGCTTATCATCCTCAATCAGTGCTTTTAAATTAGAACAACCCAATTTTTTGACTTGTTTGGATGTTCTTACACCAAATTGAGAATCCCTTTTACCACCAACAAAACCACTCAATTGTTGTCCATGTCTACCATACCACGCTGTTGAAAACAAATTTTCGTATTCCAAATCGTGATGGAGAACATCGGATACTTGTGAGCCAATATCGTTTACTTCAATAAGAATATAAGCATCATTATACTTCTTACCTATAATATTTATAATATTGGGAAAGACTAGGGGGGCTATCAGATTACTTCTATATTTTGCCACCGCTTTATATGGCATTTCTGTAACATCAAACACCGTAAAGGCTGAATAATCACTTCCTTGACCACGAGCAACATCAACTGTCATAACATAAGAATGTGATGGAATAACATCATTAAAAACGTCTACATCATGCTTTCTATGTATTGGATTACTATATGATAATTCTTGTAATTTCTCATAAGATATTAATGTATTTGAAGAACCTAAAAATTCTGCCTCATACTCCTGCCTAAATGCATCTTCCCCAATAGTTGACTCAATTTTTTTCCTCCATCCTTGATCGCGATTAGGAACATTTGACCAATGAACTTTAAAAGGAGTAAAATCATTTGTACCTGCTACTGCATCATTCCAATATTTGTAAAACATATTGAAACCATTTGGTGTCGATACAATAATCACTTTTGTTTCTTTACCGGATGAAATTGTTGGATATACTGAACGAATAAACTCATCTGCAATATGTCGTTGAACATGAGCAAATTCATCCAATAA